AAACCAATAGATGAATTACCCGAAGGCTGTGAAGCATTTGTGTACCTAATCACCAACACTACTAATGACAAAAAGTACATTGGTAAGAAGTTAGCAAAATTTAAAACCACTAAGCCTCCACTTAAAGGCAAAAAGAACAAGCGTCGTGGAACTAAAGAAAGTGACTGGCGCACTTATTGGGGCAGTTCAGATAACCTCCAAGCAGATGTTTTAGAGTTAGGTGAAGATAAATTTACAAGAGAGATATTGCATATATGCCCAAGTCGTGGCGTTGCAAGTTACTTAGAAGCGGAAGAACAATTTAATCGCAAAGTTCTCTTGACAGACGAGTATTATAATGGTATAATAAACGTCAGAGTAGGAGGTTCACAAATCCTCCGAGAAGCTCTGAAAAAGATATAACTATATATCGAACACGGCACACACAGACACCAAGTCATACACGCAGACACAAAGTCAAACACATAAGGCACTACACCGCCCCGACAGGGCCATAAACTGTCACCCTTGACAATCCGGCAATGCAATGCACCCGGTGCGAGATACTGGGTTGTAGTCGTAAAGATGCAAAAGACGATATGGCATTAAAACGATGCAGGCAATGGGAAAAAGCAACCTGCAAATTTGTATAACTAAACTATTCAAGGTTATATAAGTTTCCGTGAGGTACGCAAGTACAGTGACGGTAGTGTATGGGGACAGAAGGCTCACCGGTTCCTAGTAGCACCCGAGTAATAGTGACGAAGCTCATCTTGATGACGACCATCAGATACCTTTTTTTATATTCACCTGGCAACAGGTGAATTATGACTCCACTTTCTTGATAACGTTTAATAGTTCTTCTCTAGTAAATATATCTTACAAATGAATGAGTTTCATGAAATGAAACGATTGAATGTAGTAAGGTAAGACACGAAGTGTCTATATACTGTTATAGATGCAACAAATTGTAACAAACACATATAAACTGCTCTAGAACTTATTGTAATAGGTTAAATACTATACAGTTCCAGGAGATATATAAATGAAATATATTACAGCAGCACTAGTAGCTTTATTCCCACTTATCCTATCAGCACAAACATACACTAACGAAGTAGCAACTATCATCAACGATAACTGTGTAGTGTGTCACCGTTCTGGAGGCATAGGACCAATGGGCTTTGAAACATACGAGCAAGTACGTCCATGGGCACCTTTAATATCACTTAAAGTAATGAAAAGAGAAATGCCACCTTATGCATACGATCACGGCATAGGCATACAGGACTTGCAAGGTGATTGGCGTTTATCGCAAAAAGATATAGACACTGTAGTCGAGTGGGTAGATACCGGAGCAAGGTATGGCGACCCTGACAAAGTAGTACAGCCAGTAAACTTAGGAGATCCGGAAGCATGGAGTTTCGAAGCAGATTTTGGAGCGCCGGATTCAATCATCGCAAGTGTGGCCATAGACATTCCAGCAAGTGGCAACGACTTGTGGCATAAACACAATGTTCCAACAGGACTAACCGAAGACCGTTGCATTAAAGCAATACAAGTTAAACCACGTGGCAATGCCAAAGCAGTAGTACATCATGCTAACAGCAGTATTATAACTGAGGGAGGCAGAGTGGGTATGTTAACTGAGTATGCTATGGGAAAGTGGGGAGAGATAGTTCCTGCAGGAGTATGCAGAACTATTCCAGCCAACGCAGAAGTAGCATGGGATATTCACATGTTCCCAGGTGGACTTGGGGCAATGGCACCAGGATCAGTTATTCGAGACAACGTGGTAGAGATTGGGCTTTGGTTATACAGCGAAGAGGAAAGCCAAGAATTGAAATACAAACAAGACTTGAGTTTGTATCGCCTAGGAGACCAGGACGATATAGTTATCCCACCACATGGTTATTACATGACACAAGGCTTCCACAGTTTTGATCATCCAGTTAGACTAGATAGTTTTCAACCACACGGACACTTGCGTATGAACGCAGCAAGTTTGGAAATATTCTATCCTGAGACAGGACACACAGAACAAATTAGCCAAGTAAGTAATTGGAGTGCAACATGGCATCACAGTCATTTGTATGATCCAGACGTAGCACCACTCTTACCAGCAGGAGCAGTTATTGTTCTAAAGCAATGGTATGATAATACAGCAGAAAATCCAAATAATCCAGACCCTGATATGTGGGTAATGGGAGGCAGTAGAACAGGCGATGAAATGACACATGCCTGGCTTGCTATTACACATCTAGATGATGAAGGATACAATAAACTAAAAGAGGAACGAGATGAAAAAATTAATATTGCTAGTAAGTAGTATTATTATAACAGGATGTTCTAGTACGGGCTACAATGGACCGCATGAGTTTGATTGGATGCCTCACCCGGTGATATGGGAGAACAATATTAGAACTTGCAGGAGTGCGGATGTTTGTAGAGCAGAAACACTTTTTATAAGATGATTATACAAGGGTACATAATGTTTGGAATTCTTATCGGTGTTAATACAGCAGTGTATGTAATGATACAGATGTTTTTCGAAGGACACGAAGCATTTACAAATCTACAGTAATTCGTTGTTTCCGCTAGAACCTGATTTGGCTTGATTATATTTATTGAGTGTTTTAATTAGCAGGTCTCTATCCATAGGTGGAATAAACCATGCTTCGGACCATGAAACTGCACCTTCACTGTATATTACTAATTCAGCGATATTTTTGTTTAGGGCAGTTTGATCATCTTTGAGCTTACCTAGGTACGCCACTACGTCCGCTGGTTCAGACTGTGCTAGGAAGCTGTGAAAAAATTTACAGGATCAAAGTTTACACGACTTTCGAACACTACTGGTTCGCCTGCATCGTCTGTACATTTCTCACACTGTAGTTTCATCTCATGATTAATACCAATGGAATTCAATTGAGAAATTTGTTCTTCGATCTTCTTACCTACTTTACCTTCGGCATTATCTAAAAACTCTGAGATATGCTTTCTATCTGTTACACTTTGCTTCTCGCCTTCTTCATCGGTGTAACCAATACTAGAAATACTATCAACAATTAAACTAAAGTTTAAATCTGCAATTTGTTTAAAGTTATCATTAAACAATCTTAATCTTTCCATTTCATCAGATACTTCTGCTAATGCTTGTAAACTTCTAGTGCTTTGGAAATTAGTAATACCTGCTTGGATTGTGCTGGCATAAGTGAACGGACGAACTTTAATTTCTAGACCTTCATGCTCTACTGTGTATGATTTTTCTAGAACACCCATGGAGCCAATTGCTTGTTCAACACTAGCAACACCTTGTTGATCTTCTTTACACGTCGGACATGGCGCAGTTACTTCTACTTCGTCTCCGTAAGTAGCACCCTGTACAGCAACTAGTAATACGTCAATATCACTGCTTAACATTGCTCTAGCATTCTTTACGTTAGGTACGCAACTTTGAATAACCTGTGCTACAGCTTCGCCGTTTAATAACGCATCAGGGTTTTTCATAATCATTTCGTCTTTTGCTGTCATTGCAAAGACAGGAAGTTCTAGCGTTTCGGGCATCTCTACTACTGCCGACTCATAAAATTTGCCAGCACTTGGAATAGGTGCAAACAATTTTGGAGCTCTAAAATGCGAACTTAATGGATTGTGTTTGTTTGTCATATTGTTTTATCCTAAATTTGTACTAGCACATTATGTACTATTACTTCTTTAACTACATATTTATCGGTATTATTAACTAGGGTTATAAATATCCGGTAAATATCAATATGAAACAAGAAGATTACTTTGCTAAAATAAAAGTAGATGCTACTAATCTCATAGATAGTTGTAATAAATGGATGACTCAATTTCCTGACTTGATTTATTCATACAGAACAGATTCTGACACATTAGTAGATGTAGCAGATACGCCCGATAAGGAGTTTGATAAATCGTTCAGAACATTTGATATGTGGCACCCTGAATTAGATTATACTCTTGCTAGTAACACTTTTTTAAAAAAGTTACACAAAAAATTCCCTATCAATAATATTGCAATAAACAATTTTCATCCAAACTTTTATTATAGGTTACACACTGATTGGAGAAGAGGTGTAGCAATAAACATGCTAATAGCAGGCACAGATAGTCATTGTTTATTTGTAGACGATACACATTTTATAGAATTAGACTACAAGCCTGGTGAGATGTATTTGTTTAATACACAAAAGCCTCATACTATTACAAACTTCTCTGAGCAACGTACACTGTTTTCTATACAGTTTGTAGAAGGTAAAGATACGTTATCATATGATATGATATATGACTATTTAAAAAATAACGGGCTAGTAGATTGAAATTAACAAACTTTAAAAACTTTCAAGAAAGCACAGCCAGGGACTGGCAGTTAATTGCTAAGGTCTATAAAAAGGACAAAAAGAAACTTGTTAATAAATTTGTAGAACAATTAAAGTTATTAGAAGGCGACTTTGGTGGCTTTCCTATTTGTAGATACGAACATTGCTTACAAACAGCAACAAGAGCATATCGGGCTGGCGAAGATGACGAATATATTGCAGTTGCATTATTGCACGATATAGGCGATACACTTAGCCCTGATAACCATGGCGAAGTTATAGGTGCTATGTTAAAACAATATATCAGCGAAGAAAACTATTTTTTACTAGTACATCACACTGATTTTCAAGGATACTACTATTACCAGCATATAGGTAAATCACGTGACCTACGTGATAAGTTCAAAGATAGTCCTCATTACGAACACACCGAACGGTTTTGCAGACTGTATGATAGTCAAAGTTTTGACGATTTGTATGAGTCAGAGTCGCTAGAGTTCTTTATTCCGTATATTACAAAACTCCTTAATTAAAACTCGAGTTTATAATTCAGGTAAATACATGCAGTAAGAGAGGATACTGAATGTCAAGGGTACAACTGCCGGATGGCGGAGAAGCAATAATTGCAGATTTTGCACTAGAAAGCACAGCTCAGATGATGCTGGCGCAACTAGCACAACTCAATGGCAATAAAGACTGGAAACTGTTAGTTGACCACGCTAAAAATAATGCAAAAGATCAAGAAACATTCCACAAATCCACACTCGAACATCAGAAAAAACTACTAGGCGAATTTGAGGATTTAGCTGACGAAGTTGAAAAGAGTAATAAAAAAGGAACTCCCCTACCGGCACCCACAGTTGGCAATGCTGGACCCGGGCCTGCTCAAATAGGTAAAGCGGCAGATGGTGCCGCAGCTTCACTAGACAGTTTTAACAAAGGTGCTGCTAGGGGCGAAAAAATCTTTGCTGGCGTATATGGTGCAACTGCATCAGCAATCAAAGGTATAGCAACGTCTATTGTAGTCTACGGTGGAATACTTATAGACACATTTACTGGTTTAGGTGATGAACTAAATGAGATGACAAAAGTTGGTGTAGGATTCACCGACAGTGTAGGCCAAGGTGGCATGAGTGCCACAAGTGCTATGATGTCATTGAGTAGCATGGGTATAGATGCTGCAGGCACATTAAAGAACTTGAGTGGTGTTGTTCAAACAATGAGCAAGAAATCGTTCACAGAATTTACAGGTGCATTCATGGACGCAACTAACAGTGGTGTAGAGCTAGGCATGAGTCTAGACGACAGTGTTGAGCGTATGGGTGCAGAATTAAGAAAAAGGCAAGCAATGGGTGTTGCCGACGGCATGAATCAAGCCAGGATGAATGCACAAATTACCAAGACTATCAAGACACAACAAAAATATGCAAGTGTACTTGGTGAGAGTGTCGACGAGATAGTTAATTTTACAGACAGTTTAATACAGCAAACACCAGTACTTACTTCTAGTTTATTAAGGATGGACAGAGAATTAAGAGGTAAAGTTATATCAGGTATAACAGACTTTGCTGGCACTATGAGAGCTATGGGCGGAGAAGCCGGTGGTGACATAGCGGCTGCTATGACAGAGGCTGCTGCAAGTGGACAATTAGGATTTAGTCAATCCATGGTTGGGTATGTTACAGCATTACCTAGTTTACAAGGCCCAATGAATAATTATATTGAGGCAATTAAGAATGGCACACTGAGTCAAGAAGATGCTGAGCAAATGGCACTAGACATGACTTCACAGTTGGGTAATCTCAGTAAAGCAGAAAAAGATAGAATATTCTTGCTAGACAGAGCTGGCAATGCACAGGCTGCTAGTATGGCAAAGGCTATTACACAGTTCGAAGCATCTGCTAAAAAGTTAAAAGACCTAGGTCCAGGCTTAGAAATGGAAGGTGTGCAAAAAGGTTCCAACACATTAGCAAAAATAATGAAGCAGATCACTGGTTCGTTTGAAGGTATAAAAACTGGCTTCCTACAAGGATTTGGTAATATCACCGACGGCGGCAAAGGGTTAAGCGATACTTTCGAAAAAATGAAAAAGACCGTTATGACTTCTATTAGTATAGCAATGAAGAAATTTGGTTTAGTCGGCGGCGTATTTGATGAAATGTCCGGCGCTGGAATTAGTTTAGGCGAACAGTTAGGTAAAAAATTACCTGGCATGTTAGAAACGTTTGCAGAATATGTAGGCATGGCTATAGAAGCGTTACCGGGTATTTGGGAAGGTATTAAAAGTTTTATAAATGTTATGAAGACAGTTGGTAGCATACTAGGTGTAGTTATGAAAATAGTCTCCGGTGCTGTTACTATAGCAACTAATGCTTTCAATGCACTCTTCTCGCCTATTGATGCAGTAGCAAGTATATTTACTAAAGTTGATGGCGAAACTACAGGCTTCCTAGCAACACTTGGTAAACTAGCAGGTCTTACAGGATTAGTAGTACTTGGATTTAAAGCAGTAAGCGGTGTGCTAGGCCTCTTTGGTAAATCAATGCCAGCAATGTTTGCTAACATGGGCAAGTCTTTAATGTCCGGTGCTAAGAACATGATGGGCAAAGTCACAGGTGGTCTAAGCAAAGCAACAGGTGGAAAACTTGACGGCTTATTTGGTAAAGCCAAAGACAAGATAGCAGGCAAATCAAAAGAAATGGACATGGGCTCAAAAGCCATGGACACTGCAAGTAAGAAATCCAAGAGCTTTACAAAAACATTATCAACAGGCATGAAAGATATATCCAAAGGTATATCTAGTACGCTAACAAATTTAAGCAAAGGTATTAGCAACTCTGTAAGCAATATTGCAACAGGCATACAAAAAGGTATAAGTGCATTATCAAAAGGTATTGCAGACGCAGGTAAAGGTATTGGAGCAGGCATTGGCGGCTTATTAAAAGGAACATTAACAGGTTTAGGGCAAGGTTTAAAAGTATTAGGTGATCCTAAAGCATTACTAGGCACAGTAGTACTAGCGGCACTAGGTGGTGCAATGTTTATTGCAGGTAAAGCATTCCAGCAGTTTGCAGATATTAATTGGGCAGGTGTTGGCGCAGGAGCATTAGCATTAGGTGTATTAGGTGTAGCGGCAGCGTTAATAGCACCTATATCACCATTATTAATCACAGGTGCAGTAGCAATTGGTGCATTAGGCTTAGCACTTGTTCCGTTTGCTTATGCTGTAAGTTTAGCGGCACCAGCAATGGTTGAGCTAATGGGCAGCTTTAAACTGCTCAACGAAGTTGATCCTAAAAATGTATTATTGTTAGGCCCAGCACTAGTATCACTAGCAGCCGGTATGGCTGCATTTAGTGCAGGTGGGTTAGTAGGCGGCATACTAGATGGATTAGGCAGTTTGCTTGGGCAAGACTCGCCATTTGATAAACTTGCTAAAATAGGAGCAGCAGCTCCGGCAATTAATGAAATGACATCAAACATGGGTTCGTTTGGTACCACAGTAGAAACATTCAATGATGCAATGGAACAATTAGATGGCGCAGCTATTAAAGGTTCGTTTGAGACAATGGCAGAAGGCATTGACACACTAAATGCATCGATGGCTGAGATTAGTCTTGTTTCAATAATGAAAATGGCTGCTATGAAGTCATTTGGTCCTATAGCAGAAGAGCCAGCAACAGAGCCAGCAGAGCCAACCGAAGCTGAGAAGCCTAAACTTACAGACAAAGATTATGTAATGGCACGAGCAGGCGACCCAGACGCACAGGCTAGAGTTGATGCAGGCCAGACGCAGGAACAAAAAGATGAAAGAGCTAAATTTGATAAGTCTATACCAGGGCAAATACTAGCCGACACAGGCACAGACGAGAATCCATTCGCAGTGCCATTAGAGCAAGCAAAGGAATCATTAAATACAGCAATAGCGGCACAGGCAGCAGGCCTCAGGGAAGGCGTTGACTGGATAGATCAAATGAATCTAGATAATAGTGTTAAATGGGCACAAATGGATTTAGATGACGCAACTAAGCTAGACAAAGAAGCAGCAACGAAAAAAGATAACAGTGCAGAAATAAAAACACCAGAAAAATCAAAGATTGATAGATCGCCTGCAGGTAGAGCTCAAAGACGTCAAGATCAGTTGAACAAGAAGAAGGAACAACTCCCAGAAGGTCAAACCTCAGCCACATTTGTTAACGGAAAACCAGTAAAACCAGTAGCAGCCAAGACTAATCAACCAGCACAGGCAAATGTAGCAATGGCTGCAGAAACTCCTAAAGATGCTAACAAGAAGGCTGCAGAAGGCACTGACGATTCTAGCACTAAGACAGAATCAAATAAAGAATTGTTCGAACGTATGGTTAAAAATCAAGAACAAACTAACAAACTACTCAAATCAGGCAACAGACTTACTAGCGATCTAAGCGACGATTTCTAAGCACTGCCAATATTAAATTTTATACTTTAAAATAGTTGATAAATAGTATTATCAATAACAGGACTATTATATAATATGAGTTGGCGCAAACATTTTACACCCTTTGACAATTCGGGTTTACCTTTAAACATTCAGTCAGGTGCGGATAAAAATGACGGCTCGTTCGGTGCAGCCGCAACAAGTAGATTTAATAGTTGGTTACCAGAAGTATACGCAGGAAGTCCTAATAGACTTATGCGTTATGTGCAGTATGATCAAATGGATTCGGATCTAGAAGTAAATGCCGCACTAGATACTATTGCAGAATTTGGCACACAAGAAAACGAGTACTCGGGTTTACCGTTTACTATTGACTTCTTATCGTCACCAAGTGATACAGAAGCAAAAATCATAGATAAAACATTACATAGTTGGGTTAGACTTAACAAGTTACACAAACGTGCATTTAGAATGTTCCGTAGTACTTGTAAGTATGGCGATCAGTTTTTTATTAGAGATCCAGAAACATACGAATTGTACTGGGTTGATCCTGCAAACATTGAAAAGGTTGTTGTTAACGAAAGTGAAGGCAAAAAGATAGAGCAATACTTTATCAAAAACCTAGAAGCAAACTTTGCAGAGCAAGTAGCAACAAACGCAAGTGGACTACATGCAAGACCATATGGTAGTGGACAAGGCCTAACAGGCATAATGAGCCCTACTAATACAGTAAGCAACAATTACTTAACAGGATCAGTAGATGGTGCAGGCGAAGGCGTACCAGTTGATGCTAAACATGTTGTGCATGTTAGTTTAACAGAAGGCATGGATCATTCATGGCCTTTCGGCGTAAGCATACTAGAACCAATTTTTAAAGTGTTCAAGCAGAAAGAATTGCTAGAAGACAGTATTATCATTTATCGTGTACACAGAGCACCTGAAAGACGTGTGTTCTTTATTGACGTAGGTAATATGCCAGCCCACAAAGCACAGCAGTACTTAGAACGTGTAAAATACGAAGTACAGCAAAAACGTGTACCTAACAGCAAGGGCGATGGTAGCAGTGTAACAGACAGTGCATACAATCCAATGAGTATGTTAGAAGATTACTTCTTTGCACAAACAGCAGACGGACGTGGTTCTAAAGTTGATACACTACCGGGTGGTGAGAACTTAGGCCAAATAGACGACCTTAGATACTTTAATAACAAACTATTACGTGGTTTGCGTATTCCTGCTAGTTATTTGCCAACAGGACCAGACGATGGAAGTGCTACTTACAACGATGGCAAAGTAGGTGTTGCATACATTCAAGAATATAGATTTGCAAAGTATGTTGAAAGACTGCAAAAGCAAGTACAAGAAGATTTAGATAGAGAATTTAAACTGTTCCTAAAATACAAAGGCATAGATATTGATAACAGCACATTTAGAATGTTGTTTAACAAGCCAATGAACTTTAGTAGTTACAGAGAATTACAACTTAATACAGAACGTGCTCAGATGTTTAATCAAGTTGCAAACTTACCATACATGAGTAAGCGATTCGCTTTACAGAAGTATATGGGTTTAAGCGACAACGAAATGAAGCAAAACGAAGAGCAGTGGCGTGAAGAGAACGATTATCAGAAATATCAAGATAATGAAAAAGCAGCCGCACTTAAGAACATAGGTATTAGACCAGAACCTAATGCCGCAGTTGATTTAGACGCAGAACCAGACCTTTCTGGGCTTGAAGATCCGACATTAGGCGGAGAAGACATAAATACAACTATAGACAATACAGTTCCACCAGCAGAAGGCGAGGGTTTAGTATAATGAAAATAAATGAATTTTACGAACCTAGCAGAGATCAAGAAGCAATGCGTTCTGAGGAAGATACTAGAAAGTCTAAACTAACACTTAAAGAATTGAACAAATTAAGAAAAGTTAGAGAAATTAGCAGAGCAGAAGAAATAGAACATACAAAATTTGTAAAAGTTATGTATAAAGCTGGTGGCGAAGAGCCAGCACTGTAAGCACACCCACATTTTCCAGAAAAGTCGCTTATGACTGTTTTGGTACCAAAAAAACACCATTATAACACATATTTTATCGATTGCTATAAGTAAATGGTAATCATGCAATTCTTATTGGCGTAAGTTTGCATTAAAAAACAATTAAGGAGGCCACAATGTCTAAGAAGTTAGAATCAATATTAGAACTTCTCCTTGCTGAAGAAAACGAGAAAGCCGAAGAGTTGTTACATGAGTATGTCGTAGACAAAGCCCGTGAGCAATATGAAAGCCTACTTGATGATGAGGTAGAGGAAGAAGAAGTAAGTGAAGTAATTGACCAAAGTAATGACTTTGTTGATGACATCACTACAGACGAAGACGAAATCAAAGCTGATGAAATTGGCGAAGAGGACGACGAAGAAAGCGACAATCCTTTTGCAGACGCAGAAGAATCAGAAGACGAGTCAGAAGGTGAAGAAGACCTAGAAGACAAAGTTGATGATATCGCTGACGAACTAGAATCATTAAAAGCAGAATTTGATGCACTAATGGCAGACGGTGATGAACCAGAAGCTGAGTTAGGTGACGAAGAAGAAGCAGAACTTGATATGGACGGTGAAGAAGAACTTGATTTAGAGAGTGTTGAATACGATCTAGATGAAGCTACAGACGAAGACGAAGACGAAGTTGTTGAAGAAGCAACTAAGTTATCTGACAACGTTGCTGCACCTAAAGCAGGCGAAGCAGATTCAACAGAATCACCTTTAACTAAAGCACCAAAAGCAACTAAAGTAGCAGGCGCTGGTTCACCAGTAAAAGCAAAAGACGGTAGCGAAGGTGTCAAAGGCGAAAGTGCTAAAGACAACACACCTACAGACAACATTAAAGTTGAGCCTAAAAAGGCGTAAGTAGGAGATTAGATTAAGATGCAATCCAGAAAGTTATACGAATATTTGAATCCTAGTACTGCTAATATGCAGATCATGGAATCACAAGACGGTAAAGACCTTTTCATGCAAGGATTATTCATTCAAGGCGATGTAAAAAATCAAAATGGACGAGTATACCCAAAAGATGAAATTGCTCGTGCTGTTGAAAGTGTTCGTACACGTTTAGGCGAAGGCGAAACTGTAATGGGAGAGTTAGATCACCCAGAAGAGTTACAAATTAACTTAGACAGAGTAAGTCATATCATTACAGAAATGCATTGTGATGACGCTAATGGACTAGGCAAATTAAAAATTATAGATACACCCATGGGTAACATTGCGAAAGCATTGTTAAAAGCAGGGGCAAAGCTAGGCGTGAGCAGTAGAGGCAGTGGTAATGTAAATGAGTCAGGTAAAGTATCTGACTTTGATATTATAACAGTCGACATTGTGGCCCAGCCTAGTGCACCAGATGCTTATCCCAAGACTATCTATGAAAGTCTATTTAACATGAAAGGCGGTGCAATGTTGCACGAATTAGCCGGACAAGTTACACACGACATAAGTGCAGAAAAACATCTGATAGGTGAGATACACAAACTTATCAGAGAATTAAAAATATAACAGGAAGTAGGAGACTACTATGGCAGTGACATTTAAAGACCTAATTGAAGGAACAGATTTAACTTCTGAAGTTAAAGAGTCCTTACAAGAAGCATGGGAAGCCAAGGTATCTGAAGCAAAAGAGCAAATGACAGCTGAACTCCGTGAGGAGTTTGCACAGCGTTACGAGCATGACAAGAGTCAAATCGTAGAAGCAGTGGACAACTTTATCACTGATAAAGTAACAGCAGAAGTTGCAGAAATTGCAGAAGAAAAAGGTGCCTTAGCGGAAGACAGAGTCAAATATCACAAAGCCATTAGTGAACACGCTAAACTGTTGAATTCTTTCGTAACTGAAAGTTTAGCAAAAGAAGTTAAAGAACTCCGTGCAGACAAATCAAGAGTAGCAGAACATGTTACTAAACTTGATGAGTTTATCACAGAATCTTTAGCATCTGAAATTGCTGAATTCCACGAAGATAAGAAATCATTAGTAGAGCAAAAAGTTAAAATGGTAAGAGAAGGCAAAGCACAATTAGCGGAAGCTAAGAAGAGCTTTATTTCTAAGGCTGCTAACTTAATTGAGAATAAAATCAATACAGTTATCACCGAAGAAGTCAAATCTTTCCGTGATGATATCACTAAGAGCCGTGAGAATGACTTTGGACGTCGAATTTTTGAATCTTTCGCTAACGAGTACAACACATCGTACTTAAACGAAAGCAAAGAAATTAAGACATTACAGAGAACACTCGCTGAGATGGAAACTAAGATTAACGAAGCAACAGACAGTGTAGAAGCATCGCAAGACGCAGCTAAACTTACTGAAAGCAAGTTAAGAATAGCAGAAGATCGTTACACTCGTAAAGAGACACTTAACGAACTAATGGCACCACTTGGCAAAGAGAAGAAAGAAATCATGTCAGACTTACTTGAAAGTGTTACCACTGAAAAACTAGAAGGTGCTTTTAACAAGTACTTGCCTAGCGTTTTAGATGGCGAAACACCTAGAGTGAAGAAGACATTGTCTGAATCAGTAATCAAAGAACATACTGGTAACAAAGAATCTGTGCAAACAGCTTCTGATGACGAAACAGATAATGTAGTCGAATTAGATTACATTAAAAAACTAGCCGGACTTTCAAAATAACAGGAGTAATTAATAATGGCAAATTTATTTGAAAGCAACTGGTCCGCAACCAAAGAAGCATTGCTTGAAGGTGTTTCTGGAAACAGAAAATCTTCATTGGATGTGGTCCTCGAAAATACGAAACGCTATTTGTCAGAGGCCGCAACTACAGGTGCAACAGGTGCAGGTTCAGTCGCAACTTTAAACAAGGTAATGTTACCTTTAATCAGAAGGGTTATGCCTTCAGTAATAGCTAACGAGCTAGTCGGTGTTCAACCAATGACTGGTCCAGTTGGCCAAATACATACACTAAGAGTCCGTTATGCGGAAACTGGTGGTGGTGCAACAGCAGGTGACGAGGCTTTAAGTCCTTTCAAACTTGCTTCAACTTATGCAGGTTCTCCAGATGCTACAGCAGCAGCTGAAGGTAATCCTGGACGTAAGATGAGCATCCAAATCTTAAAAGAAACAGTGGAAGCTAAGACTAGACGTCTAAGTGCTCGTTGGACTTTTGAGGCAGCTCAAGATGCAGAATCTATGCACGGCGTTGATGTCGAAGCAGAAATTATGCAGGCTCTAGCTCAGGAAATCGTAGTTGAAATCGACCAAGAAATTATCGGTTCATTACGTTCATTAGCAGGTGCTGGTACTACTTTAGACTTTAGTTCTTTAAGTGGTCAATCAGTATACGTTGGTGACAGACACGCAGCTTTAGCTATTGAAGTTAATAGAGCAGCAAACAGAATCGCAGCAAGAACACGTCGTGGCGCTGGTAACTACATCGTAGTATCTCCAGAAGCATTGACAATCTTGCAAAGTGCATCAACTTCAACGTTCGCAAGAACAACTGAAGGTTCTTTTGACGCTCCTACAAACACTAAGTTTGTTGGAACATTAAACGGAACAATCAAAGTATTCGTAGACAACTACGCAGCTGACGGTACTAAAGTACTTGTTGGTTACAAAGGTTCAAGCGAGTCAGATGCTCCAGCATTCTACTGTCCTTATATCCCATTAATGAGCACAGGTCCAGTTATGGATCCTAGCACATTTGAACCAGTAGTTAGCTTTATGACACGTTATGGTTATAAAGAACTAACAAACACTGCTTCATCTTTGGGTAACGCAGCAGACTACGTTGACGCAATTACATTGTCCAACATAGCATTCCAGTAAGCCTTAAAACTTATAAGAATAGGAAAAAGCACTCTTCGGAGTGCTTTTTTTTGACTTAAATATCAGTATCTAAATTACCTCAACATTTATACACGGTGTGAACTTAACAGGCATTACAATATGCTATAATCAAGCATTAAATAATATGTACAAACACTTGACATCATTGCACTTTTTGTGTATAATATAACCATGCCGTGGACAAAAGGTAGGACAATTCTGTCTCTATTTAGAAGCCACTGTAGAAAAAGGAGGAATAAATGAAAACTTTATTCAATATAGAGAATGGATTCAAAGCACTAGTAATTATACTATTGTCGATGATCGCATTCAATGCCGATGCGGCAAAATGGAGCGGAGAAGCAGGTTATGCAAATGACTATGTATTCCGTGGAATATCTCAAACTCAAGGCGCAAGTTCTGCTTTCGGATCTATTGATTTAGATTTAGAGAACGGTATTAATGCTGGTGTTTGGGTAGGTCAAGTAGACTTTTCTGGTAGCGATGCTAGTGAAGAAATCTACTCTTACATTTCATATAGCAAAACTTTAAGTGATGCTGTATCTGTAAGCGTAGGCTACGGTGATTACACATACGCAGGAGATTCAAGTTTAAATGGATCCGAGCAGTATATTTCCGTTAATGTAAAAGACTTCGGTCTTACACATGTAATGGGTAATGACACCTACAACGATTATACAAGACTAAGTTATACTGGTTTTGATATTGTTGATATAGCATATGGCATGCAAGACGGTGTTGGAGACAATTTAATGTTTTTTAGATCTTTTGATTTACCTTTTGGTGGATTAGAAGGTTCAGTAGCATATATTGACTTCACTGCTGATGACAGCAGTTTACTACAGGACGAAGACCAGTTTGTCTTTGCTGTAAGTAAATCATTCTAAGTATACTAACTTAGCGAAATTTACCCCAAAGCGAAAGCAGAGGGGTATTTTTTTGACCGCTGTTTCATAATAACATATTTTATCTTTCTTGATAAATAGTTATTATATTACAGTTTACGGTAAGGGATAATTTAAAATGGCAAAACGCACAGTTATAGCAGCAGATGAAGAGTTACTGGTACAAGGTACGCTCACAGTCACGGGAAATGTTACCCAGGTAGAATCAACGCAACTAGTTAACAGGTTAGAATCAGATGAACTTGTTATTAATGCTGACGGTGATGATGTTACGTCAAAACTTATCCTAAAAAGTAACACAACTCAAGCAACTATATCGTATAACCATACTGCTGGTGTTATTGAAATAGACAAAAACATCACATTTACTGGTGCAAGCCCAAGTTTAACAACAGACATTGTCGGTGACGTTACAGGTGATGTAACTGGTGATGTAACTGGTACTGTTAGCAGTATTGCTAATCATACTACTTCTGACTTAACAGAAGGCAGTCGTCTATACTATACAACTAATAGAGCTAACGCAGATTTTGATACAAGACTAGCAACTAAAGACACTGGCGATTTAGCAGAAGGCGGCAATCTTTATTATACTAGTGCCAGAGCAGATGCTAGAGTTAACTTGCAAACCGGTAGCAACTTAGACCTAAGTCAAAAAACTACATCGGATTTAGCAGAAGGTACAAATTTATATTATACTCAGGGCAGATTCGACATAGCCTTTGGTAATAAGACAACAGCAAATTTATCAGAAAATACTAACTTATACTTTACAACTACAAGAGCTAGACAAAGTATAAGTCATGCAGATACAGGCGGCGACGGAAGTTTATCATATGATAGCGGCACAGGTGTAATAACTTACACAGGACCGAGTGCTAGTGAAGTAAGAGCACATTTTAGTGTTGGTACTAACAGCGGTGACGGTGATTTAAGTTATGCAAACGGTGTATTTGATTACACAGGTCCAACAGCAGCAGAAACAAGAGCTCACTTTAGTGCAAGTAACGGCGTTTCTTTAAGCAACGGTGCATTCCAAGCAGTTGAGAGCGAAATACAACATGATAGTTTATCCGGCTTTGTAACAAACGAACATATTGACCACAGTGGTGTTTCATTAACAGCAGGTGCAGGTCTTACAGGTGGTGGTGATATCACTGCAAGTAGAACATTTAATGTTATAGGTGCTAATGGTATCACAGCGAATGCAAATGATATTGAAATAGATACAACAGTAGTTGTAGACAGATCAACAGATCAAAGTATTGCAGGTGTTAAGACATTTACAGGCAGTGTAGATCTAACAAGTGCAACTACAACAGCAGTAACCCAAGCAAACACAGACAACACTACTAACGTTGCTACTACAGCCTATGTTAAAACCGTTGTTGGTGATTTGATAGATGGTGCACCTGGTGCATTAGATACATTAAACGAATTAGCAGCCGCACTAAATGATGACGCAAGTGCCGGTACTAAAATAACAGATAATACAACTAGAATTACTACACTTGAAGGCGTAACAGTTTCTACAGGTAACGGACTAAGTGTAGATAATAGTGCAATACTTAGTAGCCCTACATTAACAACAGACGATACTTACATTAAAAACTTGTTTAGTGCAACAGATGCAGGTGGTGATGGTTCGTTTAGTTATACTAACGGAGTATTCACATACACTGGCCCAAGTGCTAGTGAAACAAGAGCACACTTTAGTGGTAGTACAGGAATAACATTAAGCAGTGGTGCAATAAGCATTACTAACACAGCAGTTACAGCAGCAAGTTATGGTAGTGCAACAGCAATACCAACTTATACTGTAAACGCACAAGGACAACTTACAGCGGCCGCTGATGTAAACATAGCAATACCGCATACGCAAATCACAGACTTTGACGCAGAAGTTGGTGCAAGAATAGATGCAGAACTAACTGGAGGAGACGGAATTGATTACACTGCTGGAGATATAGCAGTAGACTCCACAGTTGTCAGAACTTCAGGTAATCAAGCACTTGCAGACACTAAAACATTTACCGGAGCATTAGTAACCCCAAGCAGTTCATCTACAACAACTGGTGCAATATATCATGACACTAGTGCTAACAAAGCATACATTTATGTAGGTGGTGTTGCAAGAGAAATTACTCCAGCAGTTGATGTTGGTGCATTAGAAGATGTCGGCGCAACAGGTACAGACATTTACGCAGGTGATAGAGTTGACGGTGCAACAACATACGCAGGTATTAAAAGTATAGCAGACGGCACATACTCTACATTATCAGATTCTGCAAACGTTATCACAATAGACGCAGACATTACTGCAATACGTGGAGCATTTAGTGCCGTAGACAATGCAGGTGATGGAACATTTACATATAACAGTACAACTGGTGCATTTAGTTATTCAGGTGTATCCCAGAGTCAAATTAGATCAGAGTTTAGTGCTAGTGGAGCCACATTAAGTTATAACAACGGTACCGGCGCATTTACAAGCACAGCAGATAATTATAATTCATGGAAGTTTGCAACACCTACTACAGGAAACGTAGTTGTTGCTAGTGGAGACTTAGTTAACTTTACTGCAGGTTCCGGTATTGCAATTAGTAATTCGGGCAAAACAATTTCAATTACAAATACTAACGCTGCAGATATCACAGCAGTTACAGCAGGCACTGGTTTAAGTGGTGGTGGTACAGCAGGTGCAGTTACACTTAATCTCAATGCAAGTACAAGTCTTGTAACCGAAGGCACAAATTTATATTATACAGATGCAAGAGCAGATGCTAGAATTTCAAATGCAATACTAGATTCAGATACATTTACTGGGGCAACCGCAACTAACATACCATCAGCAGAATCAACAAAAGCATACGTTGATACAGCGGTACTTGGCGTAGTTGGTGGCTCGCTAGATTTAAGTTCTAAGTCAACTAGTGATTTAGCAGAAGGTACAAATTTATATTATACAGATGCAAGAGCCAGAGCGGCAGTAAGTGCAACACTTGGTACAGCAGGTTATACAGAAAGCACAGGTGTGTTTAGCATACCAAGTACCACAGCACATATTTCAGAAGGTACTAATTTATATCACACAACAGCAAGAGCAAGAGCAGCTATAAGTGCTGGTGGTGATTTATCATACAACAGCACAACTGGTGTAATTAGTTATACTGACCCATCACCTAGAACTGATGCTACAATCAGAGGTTTGTTTAGTGCAGGTGGAGACATTTCGTACAACAGTTCAACTGGTCAGTTTAGTTTTACAGATTCAGATAGAAATGATGCTACAATCAGAGGTTTGTTTAGTGGTGGAACCGGTATTACATATAACAGCACATCTGGTGCGATTAGTTTAACAGACACTGGATATGTAACAGGTGTTACAGCCGGCACTGGTTTAAGTGGAGGCGGTACTTCAGGTACAGTTTCACTAGCAGTTAGTGGCTTAACAGTAGCAGAATTTGCAGGCAGTGCAATCCAATTAAGTTCAGAAAGTTATGTAGACAACAATACATCACTAATGACCTCAGCGGCTATTAGCGATAAGATCGAAAGTTATGGTTATTCAACAACAGTTGGTGACATTACAGCAGTAACAGCAGGCTCCGGTTTAACAGGTGGAGCAACTAGCGGAGGTGCAACATTAAATGTAGGCGCCGGAAGTTATATTGTTGTAGCAGCCGATACGGTAGCAGTTGATGCAACAAGTGCAAACTCAGCAAGTAAAGTTGTAGCCAGAGACGGCTCAGGTAACTTTAGTGCAGGTGTTATTACAGCAACAGCAACCGCAGCAAGATACGCTGACTTGGCAGAGAAATACGCAACTGATACAGATTACGAATACGGCACAGTTGTTGTGTTTGGAGGCGAAAAAGAAGTTACTGTAACAAGCGAAAGCAATTCACCAAGAGTAGCAGGCGTTATTAGTACAGATCCTGCTTACATGATGAACAAAGATGCAGAAGGACAATACGTTGCATTACGTGGACGAGTTCCGTGTAAAGTAATTGGCCCAGTTGCAAAAGGTGATGTACTTGTGACATCAAGCAGACCAGGCTTTGCAGAAGCAGCAAGCGACCCACATTTTGTAGGCGTTGCATGTTATGTAGGTAAAGCAATTTCAAGCATAGACACCCCATCCGAAGGCGTTATCGAAATTATGGTATAACAATCCTATTTGTTAAATCTTTGATAAATACTTACAACGGACTAGACAGTGCAATTGCACTGACAGTGTGTATTTACACACTCTGAACTAACCGGGGAAATAAATGGCAATTTTTGGAAATTTCAAAGGTACCACTACATCTGAATTCAAGATCGGAAAGAAAGAAAGTGGTAGCAAAATATCGACGGGCACAAGACCCTCCTCAGACCTATCCAACGGAGATGTATACTTCGATTCAGCAAATGCAACGTTAGACATATACGACACTAGCTGGAAAAACATAGGCGAAACCTTAACTGAATTAAACGTTGATGACGGAACATTATTTGTTAATAGTACAAACGATACTGTTAGCATAGGTTCAACGGCATCTAATGAAAGATTATTTGTTAACGGTAATTTACGATTAGGAACAAATCCAAGCATTCAATTCTCTGGTTCATCATTAGACCTTAGACATTCAAACGGCACAGCAACCCAAGTACGCATAAGAGACAATAGCAGTAGCAGTGATCCTATATTTAAAGTATATGACGCAGACAACACTAACGAAGTCTTTAAAGTACAAGGTAGTGCAACCACAATTAATAATGCATACGCACTTCCAACAGCAGACGGCTCAGCAGGCCAAGTAGTTGTTACAGACGGAAGTGGAGCACTTTCATTTACTTCAGTAAGTGCAAACCCAGAAGGTGGAAACACTGACATACAGTTTAACGACAGTGGCTCTTTTGGTGGCAACGATGCATTAACATACGATAAAAGTTCAAGCACATTAAAAACTGGTGTTGTACAAGGAGTACTTTTTGAACCTATATCGGATTACGGTTCGATAGCAGATACAGCAAATATGACAATCAGTTTTGGTACAGTAGAAGAGTCAGCAACAGTTGGCGACTTTGAGTACATTAAAGATACCTTTGGTCCAACAAGTGATTCGTATGTAGTTGCAAATTTACCAGATTCATCAGTAGCAGGTCAAATGATTTATGTAAGCGATGAGACAGGTGGAGCAGTCATGGCATTTAGCGATGGTAGCAACTGGAGAAGAATTACAGACAGAACAATAGTAAGTTAAACATAATAGGACACACACATGCCAAGAGCAAAAAAAGAAATAAAAATTATAAAAGATAAAGATATTAAAGAAGAAAAGATAGTTGAGAAAGAAACGCAACCTATCGGAACTTCTAGAAAAAAGATAGAAAGTACTAAGGTAGATACAAAAAAGCAAACTATAGGAACTTCTAGAAAGAAAAAAGAAGCTACTACAGCAGATGCATTAGCAGAATTTAAAGCAGAATTAAAGCAAGAATTATATAAAGAAATTAGAGAACAAGTAATTGCAGAAAACAAAAGACTGGAGCACGTTGAGCAAACAAAACAAAAAATGGAAGCAACATTGACCAAAACGGAATTAGTACTAGCCGGACCTGAAACATTTAGATTCAGTGGCACTAAAGACGGTCTAGATATTTCCAAGGGTGAGCTTGTGATGCAAAGTTTTAATAAGGGTGGCGCAATGGGTATAGGTATATCTAATCCTAAAGCAGTAGGCCCAGGTAGTGTGCATATTAGATCTAATTATAACAGTGAAGCATCTTTGCCAATTGACGGTAAAGGACAAACAAGAGGCCTATTAATTGAAAGTGATGCTGATGACAGTAATTCATTTTTATTTAGAGGCGTTAGTAGAAAGAATAGACAAGGAATAAACTTAACAGGAGCAGGTGATTTGTCATTAGGACTTATGCATGATGAGACGCAAAGTAGATTAAATGTGTATCAGCCTAATAACAATAAAAACATTTTCAATGGATATGCACCAAGTAGATTCTATCACGGAAACATGATGGATCTATCAACACAGGCAACTTCTAATAAGTCATATAATTTTATTGAAGCAAAGAATCAAAGTTTAGAAAACGGCGATATCTATGCACAAAAAGTATTTACAGTAGACGGCACGGGAGCAGTATTTAGCGACGGTGCAATACACAGTAACAATTCAGGTTATGCAGAAATGTTTGAGTGGGGAGACGGTAACCCTCGCAAAGAAGATAGAACCGGATATGTAGTTACACTTAGTCCTAAGGGTGAGTTAGTAACTGCAGGTGAAGGCGACGATATAGTTGGTGTGGTTTCAAAAAATCCAGCAGTTATCGGCGGAGCAGGCTGGAATCACTGGCAAGACAAATATTATGCTGATGAGCGTGGGAATAAAAAAGAATTAGGTGTACACATAATGGAATGGGAGAAACGAGACCATACTATTGAGAGTCATTTTAATTCTACACTACCTAGAGATTTTCAAACTCCTGAAAATACAACGGTGTATGAAACTCACACAACAGGCGAAGATATGTACACAGGACACGAAACGCCAGAATTCGAAAGACAACAAGAATATAGAAGTAGGGTACAACGCGGCGAATGGGCACCAGTGATAACACACGGATGTGCAATTGTTGCTAAAGGACAAATAACAGGCGAGTCATGGATCAAGTTAGCTGATATATCAGACGACTTAGAAAGATGGCTAATTAAATGAAAACGATAAATAGTGTTAAATAAAAATCATTTTCTAACAAAGATTTAGGGGAATATAAAATGGCAACAGCTATTCAGTTTAGACGCGGTACGACCGCACAACACAGCTCATTTACAGGCTTAGTAGGTGAAATCACGGTCGATACCGATTTGGATACAATTCGTGTCCATGACGGCTCAACTGCTGGTGGCACACGATTAGCAAAGTACAGTGAGGTAGTAGCAGCGGCAACAGGTGATATTACATCGGTTGTAGCAGGCTCAGGATTAACAGGTGGAGCAACAGACGGTGATGCAACCATAAGTTTAGATTACGGTAACTTGACAGGTAGTTTAATACCAAGTGCTAACGTAACATACGACTTAGGTTCATTAACAAAGCAATGGAAAGACATATATGTTGGACCAGGTTCACTTTACGTTAACGGACAAAAGGTACTTGAAGATAATTCAGGAACAATTCAGTTTACAGCAGACAATAACCAGAACATTAGTATTTTAACTACTGGCTCCGGTGACTTGGAAATGACATCAGGTGGAACAATCCAGCTCAAGTCAGATGTTGTATTAACAGCAACTAAAACAATCACATCAAGTGGCGGTGTTAAGTTTGGATCAAACATTAACATGAACAGCAGCAACATCAACAATGTTGATGATCCTGTTGCGGCACAAGACGCAGCTACTAAAGCATACGTTGATGCACAGGTTGATACAAAAGATGCATTAAGCGAACTAAGTGGTGATACTGATGATGTATCAGAAGGTTCAACTAATTTATACTATACAACAGCACGTTGGGATAGCAAAATGGCATCAGCTGATTCAGATAATTTAAGTGAAGGTTCAACTAATCTTTACTTTACAGATGCAAGAGCAGATGCAAGAGCACTTGGTGCTATTTCTGTAACAGATGCAGGTGGTGATGGTTCATTATCATATAACAACGGTACTGGTGTTATTACTTATACTGGTGTTAGTGCAGCAGAAACAGAATCAAGAATAGACGCTCACTTAGTAGGCGGCGATGGCCTTGACTATGCAAGTGGTACATTTGATGTTGATGCTACAGTTGTAAGAACAGCTGGTGCTCAAACAGTAGCAGGTGCTAAGACATACAGTGACGATGCAGTGTTTAACGGTAACGTTACAATTAGTGGTACACAAACTATTGTTAATTCACAGATTACTGCATTAGCAGATAGCGTTATTGAATTAAACAGAGATGCAAGTGGTGCTCCAAGCGAAGATGCTGGAATACAAATTAACAGAGGTTCAAGTGCAGATGTTAACTTAATATGGGACGAAAGCGAAGGCTATTGGTCATTTACTAATGACGGAAGCTCAAACTTTAAGATCGCTACTGAAACTGACGACTTAGTTGAAGGTTCAAGTAACCTTTACTTTACAGATGCAAGAGCAAGAGCTGCTGTTTCAGTAACTGACGCAGGTGGTGACGGTTCATTAACATACAACAGCACATCTGGTGTTATTACTTATACAGGCCCTAGTGCAGCAGAAGTACAAGCTCACATTAGCGTAACTGACGCAGGTGGTGATGGTTCATTAGCATACAGCAGTGGTGTAATTACTTATACCGGTCCTAGTGCATCAGAAACAAGAGCACATTTAAGTGCTGGAACTGGAATGACATTTAGTGGTGGCGCATTTGCTACAACTATTACTCAGTATACTGATGCAATGTCAGACAGCAGATTTGATGTTAAACTTGCAGCAGGCGATACAGATGATTTAAGTGAAGGTGCAAGTAACCAATATCACACAACTGCAAGAGCTAGAGCAGCAATTAGTGCAAGTGGCGATATATCATACAACAGCACAACTGGTGTAATTAGTTTTACTAACGATGCAGGTGATATTGAAAGTGTAGTAGCAGGCGCTGGTATGACAGGTGGCGGCACAACAGGTGATGTCACATTAAATGTTATAGGCGGTAACGGTATTACTGTATCAGCAGACAGCATTGCAATTACTGATTCATATGTTAATACATTAGCAGATGCAAGAGTACAAGCGGCTATAGATACAGATGCTACTTTTGCTAGTGCTTCTAATAGTTTAATACCTTCACAGTTAGCAGTTAAAACATACGTTGACGCACAGATTGATACAGCAGACGCACTTAGTGAACTAAGTGGCGACTCAGATGATATAACAGAAGGCGGAACTAACTTATTCCACACAACTGCAAGAGCTAGAGCGGCAATTAGTGCAACTGGTTCACTTACATATAACTCAGGAACAGGTGTTATTAGTTATACACAAAGTGATACAGACGGTGTTAGCGAAGGTTCAAGTAACCTTTACCATACATCAGCAAGAGTTAGAGCAGCAATTAGTGTAAGCGGAAGTTTATCATACAACAGTTCAACTGGTGTTATTAGTTATACTGACTCAGACAGAAGTGATGCTACAATCAGAGGTTTGTTTAGTGGCGGAACTGGTATTACATATAACAGCACATCTGGTGCTATTAGTTTAACAGATACTGGTTACATTACTGGTGTTACAGCAGGTACTGGTTTAAGTGGCGGTGGTACAAGTGGTACAGCAACATTAAACGTAAGTGGCTTAACTGTAGCAGAATTTGCAGGAAGTGCAATTCAAATAAGCTCAGAGAGTTATGCAGACAACAACACATCATTAATGACTTCAGCAGCTATTAGTGATAAGATTGAAAGTTACGGATACTCAACTACAACAGGTGATATTACAGCAGTAACAGCAGGTTCTGGTTTAACAGGTGGTGCTACAAGTGGTGGCGCAACTCTTAACGTTGGAGCAGGTTCTTACATAGTAGTAGCATCTGATACAGTAGCAGTTGATGCAACAAGTGCAAACTCAGCAAGTAAAGTAGTAGCAAGAGATGGCTCAGGTAACTTTAGTGCAGGAACTATTACAGCAACAGCAACATCAGCAAGATATGCGGATTTGGCTGAGAACTATGAAGCTGACGCAGAGTACGAAGCAGGAACAGTTGTTATGTTTGGTGGTGAGAAAGAAATTACAGCAACAGACAGTGAAAACAACAGTGCTGTAGTTGGTGTTATCTCAACAGACCCAGCTCACTTAATGAATGCAGATTGCGAAGGCATAGCATTACCAGTAGCATTAGCAGGACGAGTACCATGTAAAGTAAGTGGTCCAGTTGCTAAAGGTGACTTAATGGTTTCCGCAGGCGAAGGTAGAGCTAAAGCAGACAATGCGGCGCAAGCAGGTTGTATCATTGGTAAAGCAATTAGTGCAAACGAAGACGGCGAAGGCGTTTGTGAAGTACTAGTTAACATGATGTAAACAATACTTAGGTATAATAAAGAGCACTCTTCGGAGTGCTTTTTTTTTGATCGTAAAGTCATAAATACTGTTATAGGTAGGTAGGCTTCCTATAACGAGTGATACACACAATAACTGTAATGAGTTATAAACACCGTAAAGACACAATGTGAAACGGCGGAGATTCGTATGAACGAGATTTTTGGATTTATAGGAGAGGTAGGAGCACCAATTGCTGGCAGTCTAGTAATGGGTTTCTTTATATTCTTAGTAATCAAACAAATACTCGAAGGAGTCGTAGGCCAAGTAAAAACACTTACAATTTTTTGTAAGAGTTTAGAAAACCGTGCATCTACTATGTCAAACGAAATGATAAAGATTGACATGTTAGTAAGCAGTGCATTAGATTTACGACCAGACATAGAACGTATTGCTAGAGCAGAAAACTTTGTAGAAGAAGGCAAAGTGGACGTGAGGAGAGACTAATGACGAGATTCTGCGATTACTATTTTAGTACAACACCTGATTCAATTGAAATGGATGAGGAATTAACTTTAGATCAATTAGGTTTAAAGTTAGGTGACGGATTAGTTACAACACTTGATAAGAACGGCACCGTTGTTCTTAAGAAAATTGACTTAACTAAGGTTGAGCATATAGAGTTAACTGATATTAAAATAAAGGAATAATATGGAAGAGATTGTCAACGCAATAAACGACTATGGATTCCCAGTAGTAATGAGTGTTGGCCTAGGATATTTTGTGTATTACATTTGGTGGTTTATTGGAGAAAAGATAGACCCAGCATTAGAAGAAATGCACATGGCTTTAATTAAAGTAATAGATAAAACTCGCATGCTAGATCAAGACTTGATCAGACTACAACAAAAAGTAAATGTCGTATTAGAATATAAAGCAAAAGAACAAATTATTAAGGACGCACAGAACACAGAGCTTTTAAAAAACATAGAGGAAGGATTAACACATGATTGATAACAAACACAAAGATACACCTTTACTAGTTTTAGGTTATATCTTGTTAGGTATGATAGTACTGCTATCTACTACCGCAACTGCAGATTCATTAACGCACAAATTTAAGAATCCTAGTTTTAGTGGTATTGGAACTGGAGCACATTACCTAACGATAGAAAATCAAGAAAGAACTCGTAGGCAAAAGATCAAAGACGATATTGAATCAGCTTTAAAGCAAGCAGAACGAGAAGACTCGAACAGCACAATTAACAAATTCATTAGAAATTTAGAGAGCAGAATATACGCCCAAATCTCTAAGGGATTAGTTGACAGCATGTTTTGTGATCCAGCTACTGTAGTAGAGTGTACGGGTTCAGACTCAGGCGACTTTACAATTGAAGGTAATAATGTAAGTTACCAAATAGTTATATCTGACGATGGATTAGAAGTAATGAGACTTACTATTGTTTCTCCAGACGGCACAATAACTGAGATAGAGATACCGATCGGCATCGGCAGCATTGGCGGCGGGTAATGATGAAGTATTTAGGAATCGCACTTCTATGTGTAGGCTTCTTGTCAGGCTGTGCAAGCATGGCTCTACCTGGCGACAAAAACTGCACCACTGATTTCCTCCAATGCATCGAAGAACCAAAAGAAGTAGAATTACCTACATTCAAAAAATTACGACAGTTACCACCGGCTGAAACAAGACCGATTGTAGCAGTTTATCAATTTGCCGACTTAACTGGACAACGTTTAAGTTCTGGCGGAGCGGCTAGTTTTAGCACAGCCGTAACACAAGGTGCTAAAGCCTTACTAATAGACGCACTCAAAGCAGCAGGCGCTGATTCAGACCCGCAGGGTACTTGGTTCAGAGTTGTTGAAAGAGGTCTGGGTCTAGACAATCTTGTCCGAGAGCGACAAATAATTCGTAGCACACGTGATAGTTATGCTACTGAGAAAGCTCCGCCACAAGATGTACAACCATTATTATTTGCAGGAGTGATACTAGAGGGTGGCGTTATTGGCTACGACTCTAATATTGAGACTGGCGGTAACGGTGCTCGATACCTAGGTATTGGCACAACTAATGAATATAGGCGTGACAGTGTTGTAGTTTCGCTTAGAGCAGTTAGTGTACTTACTGGCGAAGTGATATTAAACGTACAGACATACAAAACTATTCTCAGTGTTGGGATGGGTGGTGACGTATTTAAATTCCTTGATATGGATACGCGACTACTTGAAATTGAGAGTGGTATGACAGAGAATGAAAGTGTAACTTGGGGTGTTAGATCAGCGATCGAAGCAGCCGTTTATGCTCTCATCGAACAAGGAGATGAAAGAGGTTTCTGGAAAATAAACTACCCATTAGAGTTGGGTAACACTACAACAGGTACTATCGACGGTACTGACACAGATTTAGAAACGGGTAATGAGCCCTCTGATAGCCAATTGGCTTTAGAGGATAATGAGAATGATTAATCATAAAATGGAGAATAAAATGAAGACTTTTTCGAGCAAGTTATTTGCAGGTGTCTTCGCTACGGTTTGCTTTTTTACTGGTAATTTAGCTAGTGCTGATAATGAAGTATTGATCGATCAAATAGGTGACAACTTAACTTTAACTGTGTTACAAGCCGGTTATGGAAACAGTTTGTCCGGCGATACAAGTCAGGGAACTGATCTAACTTTAACAGGTGGATCATTAATCATTGACCTTATACAAGATGGTAATCTTAACGAAACTTTTGGTTCGTGGGTACTTGACGGTTCGGGTTCAAGTGTGATTGACTTATATTTCCAAGGCGATAGTAATATTTGGGATATGAATATTGGTGCTACAGGCAGTGGTGACTATACTGACATCTTATCAAACATAATAGGTTCTAGTAACTTATTTGATATAGATATTGGTGGAAACGCAGTTGCTGAAAGTACAAATATGGATCTTTACATACTAGGTGATAGAAATGACTTTTCAACAAGTTTTACTAACAGCAAAGTATGGGCAGCAGGTGGTTCAGTTAATAATAGTACTGGTACACAGACCATGGCAGGCATAGTTATAGATTCAAGCAACAATATTTGGAACTTTGATGTTACAGGCGACGACAATGCATTCGCAACAAAACAGGCAAGCAATGACGGTAATAGCATGACAGTAGAACTCATGGGTTCAGATGGAGACTTCCAGCTGATACAGAACATGACATCTACATGTACACCAGCATGTGCTGGAGTTATCAATTTAGATATTGATAGTGAAAATGCATCAGTCAGTGTTGTTCAGCAAGACTAAGTGGCTTTTGCTACTTAGTTGCATTGCAACAAGTTCAATAAATGCCGCTGAAAATATCGGCGGCATACTTGAACAATCTGGTTCCGTAGGTAAAATATCTAGAACAACTGGAGAAACTTTACAAGCAGAATTACAGACAGACATTGTTAGTATGGACGAGGTAGAAACTGCTAACGGTAGATTAAAGATTAAATTTATAGACGATACGCAAGTTAGTCTAACAGAAAATACATACATGGAAATTAACGAGTATGTGTTTGACCCAGACCCTAATAAAAGCAGGATGGCTTTAAATTTTGTGTCAGGAACAGCAAGATTTGCAACAGGCGGATTAGGACTTGTAGCAAGAGAGAATATAACAATACAAACTCCCACAGCCAGTATAGGCATAAGGGGAACAGATTTTACTACCACAGTTGATGAACTAGGTAGAAGTTTGGTAATATTATTACCAGACGAAGATTGCACAGATAGAGTAGCACTAGAAGAAGGGTGTGCTCCGAGTGGAAGTATAACAGTTACTAACGCAGGTGGTACGCAAGTATTAGACGAAGCGTACCAAGCAGTAATGGTAAGCACATTTGAAACTATACCTACTGCACCTGTTAAACTAGTAAACTTAGATTTAAATATGATAGACAATATGTTTATTGTAAGTGAGCCAGCAGAAATTACCGAAGCAGAAGAAGAGCAAGCATCAGAATTAAAAGGCGGTGGCGGAATGCTAGACTTTGACGGACTAGATCAAGACTTTTTAGATACTGCTACACTAGATGATAATACAGCAAACAATTATGAATTTAGCGAATTAGACATTGACTTTTTAGATGTAGAATTCTTAAACGATTTGCTAGATGTGCTAAGTGATGATATAGATTCACTAGCAGAAGAAAATACAGCCGCAGGTGGTGATAGACTAATTGGAACAAAGTTCGGTAACGATCCAGAGACACAGTTTAATACATTTCCTGACTATGATGGCAAAGTGTTTTTTCTTAGACAAGTTGGAAACAAAGTAGGAATAAAATTAGCACAAGGTGCAAAGGCACGAATTACTATATATGACGATGATACAGGAGAAACTTTGTTATGCTTGAACAGTTGTGATGGCGTATACATAAGTATTACACAAAATGATTAAGAACATATTAAATAAAATAACAGGTACGCATCTAGGAATACTAGTTATAGTAATGTTCTTTACAGCACAGGCATGTTATGCACAAGACAATGTACTAACAATGACTCAGCAAGGGGACAATGTTATTATAGACGTTTTACAAGCAGGATACAATAACAGTATAGATGTTGATTTAGGATTAAGTGGATTTGATGCCAGCAATGAATTTGAAGTAAAACAAGACGGCAATGACAACGATGTCTTTTTAAGTATAGGCGGAAATACTAACAGTCTAATTTTTTATCAGAAAGGTGCTAAAAACACAATCGGCTGGACAGACACTTGGGGTAGCGGATTAAATTGGGGTGGAGACTTAGACGGTGATAATAACAATATTATGATTAAACAGTACACTGACACTGGTAAAAATATAGCAGATAACTACTTTGGCTTCCACATACAAGGCGATAATAATAATGTAAAAGGTGGACAAGGCTATTTCATAAACAGTAACACAGGTTCTTATAGCCAAGGACAAGGGTGGGGTGATAATTATATGAGATTAGATATCCATGGTGATAGCAATGATGTAATAACCACACAAAGAACTGATGCCGCAAATAATGGAGCAACAGCCTATGTAAATGTGTACGCAGATCTCAATGATTTGTATGTGCAACAACGACAAGGCGCTCACACATTAAACTTAACTAT